GATACCAACTATGTGGAAGTTCAGGCCTTTCTTACAGTTTTTAGAAGATATGTTAGATTCACCTGCTGTAGGTGAAGTGATCATCATCAATAATGATGCCGCAAAGACGCCGGTAGATCACGTCTTGTCTAATCCTAAGGTCAGGATGTATGATTTCGGGAAGAACATCTACGTCAATCCTGCATGGAACTTTGGCGTGGCACAGAGCAAGTTTGATAAGATCTGTCTACTCAACGATGATGTGATAGTCGACCTTAAGTTGTTCGCTCGCATGGATAAGTTCTTGAATAATGAGATCGGGTTGTGCGGGATCAGTCCCGGCCTGAAAGAAGAGTTTGGCCAAGTCCCTATCACTTCAGGTGAGATCGATATCGTTCATTGCAATGTGCCATACAATCACAGGACACATTTTGGTCTCGGGACACTGATGTTCTTTCATAGAGATGTGTATATCCCGATCATTGACGGGTTAGATCTTTATTGGGGCGATAACTTCATCTATGATACCCTATTCTATAAGATGAATGAGAACTATCTGATCACAAACTGTTTTTATTATTCTCCAAATGCACAGACAACATCTACTATCCAGAATGCAAACGAGATACTCAAGAGAGAACATATCGTCTATAATACAGACATGCCTGCTATCATAAATGCATTATGGGGCAGCAACAGACATAGGACAGGCCTATAATATGCGTAACAATAATATATTTGAAAGGAACTAAAATGATTAATCTAACAGAAATCGATAAAGCAACAGTCGCTAAGCTATTCCTATTCCACGTATTTATCATTGGGCTATCCAATTATCTAGTACAATTTCCGCAAGAACTTATGGGTGTCCCGTTTACGTTAGCGATGTTTACGTTTCCTCTCGTCCTTGTTGCTACTGATCTTACAGTCAGACTGACTAATAAGACGAATGCTCGTATCGTCATCGCGCTAGCATTCATCCCGGCGATCTTGATCAGCGCGGAGCTTTCTACGCTCCGTATCGGCCTTGCGAGCGCTGGCGCATACTTAATCGGACAGCTATTTGATGTCACGGTGTTCCAACGGATCCGTGAGAAGTTCTCTACATGGTGGATCGCACCTTTCGCATCTTCCATCTTTGCAAACATCCTTGACACATATCTTTTCTTCGGCGCCGCTTTCCATAATAGCGAAGATGAGTTCATGGCGAACAACTGGGTCCATATCGCAAACAATGATGTTTTCTTTAAGATCCTGATTAGCTTGATCATTATCCTTCCTATCTACGGAGTTGTATTGAACTACTTCCAGAAGAAGGCGCTCGCTATCAGCACGAGTAACTGATACAATACGGGGGATTAGCTCAGCGGTAGAGCAGTGCTTTTACACAGCGAAGGTCGGCGGTTCGAACCCGTCATCCCCTACCATAATAAACCCGTCAGGCCTCTCAACGGTGCTGGCGGGTTTTTATTATCATAGTGTTATTTTTGTCTTGCATAAATAATCAAAGTAATATATTATTGTATTTTATAAAGGTGTGAAATGAAAGATTTGATTATTGGTTCTATCACTAAGCTCGGATGGGATAGATGTGAGTACTGGGTTAACTCGATTAACCAAAGCGGATTTGAAGGTGACAAGATCATCTGCATATTCGGAGATCATAATGATCTCGTAAATAATTTTAAGAACAACGGATTTCAAGTATATAATTATAGAGCCTTATCAGATGACGAGAACATATGTGTGACTCGTTTCTTGGCGTATAATGATATATTATCCCACAGCGAACAGAAATATCGTAAAGTCCTTGCTACAGACGTCACTGATGTCGTATTTCAAAAGAATCCCTCTGAATTCTTTGATAGGATGAGCGATAAACTCATCATCGCATCTTCAGAAAATATCAGATATAGAGACGAGAGATGGGGGGCAAATAATATGCGTCTGTCTTTCGGTGATGATGCTTATGACAGGATGAAGGATAGGGTCATCTATAATGCAGGAGTGATTGCGGGTGAACATGATCTGATATCAGATCTGTTCTTAGCAATATACAAGATGTGTGAAAATAGACCTCAGAACATCGAAGGCGGCGGCGGACCTGATCAGGCAGCATACAATTATCTACTCTCATTGTCCCAGTTCAAACAGACAACTAAGTTCATGGAACATGATATCGGATGGGCATGTCAAGCAGGAACTAATGTTGATCCTCATAAGGATTACAGCAAAGTAAATGTTGACAGCTTGCCTAAGATATACGATAATGAGATAGCGACATCCTGGGATAAATCCTATTATATCGTACATCAATATAATAGGAATCCCGTGTGGAAAGAATGCATGGAGAAAAAATATAAAATGGATAATGTTTTTTTAGATTTAGGAACTCATTTTGGCCAAGGATTAAAAGCGTTTGTGCAAAAATATAATATAGATGATAAATGGAAAGTGCATACGTTTGAGGCAAATCCTGAGACATATAATATATTCATGGACGGATATGATGGCATCCCTATAGTTGCTCATAATGTTGCTGTATCAGACAACGAAGGTACGATTGAAATTAGCATGGAAAAGCCTCCTACCGATGAGGGTAATACGGGCATGGGATCTTCTATCATTCCATTAGACAAGTGGCAACCATGGGACAATGCGCTAGTTTACGGTAACAAGCAAGAAGTAAAGTGTATTGATTTTTCTAAATTCATATCAGAAAATTTTACTGTTGGTAATAATATAATTGTAAAGATGGACATTGAAGGTTCTGAGTATCATGTGCTAGAACGCATGATTGAAGATGGCACTATCCGATATATAACTAAGCTATATGTTGAATGGCATGCTTACATGTTCACAAATAAGGGTGAGATGACAGAAAGACAGAATAAAATCATCAATAAATTAAATGAATTGAATATAGCATGGGAGCAATGGCATTGAGTAAATATGAACACGGAATTATACAAAATGATATTGATGGTGAAACGGATTGGTTTTATTATCCTTCCTTAGACCATGCATGGCAAGTTCTCGTACCACATTACCTTGATGATGTTAAAGAAAAATACTTTAAATATGTCGTTAATAAAAAAGTAGTTGTGTCAGCTGGTGGACACATAGGAATGTTTGCTAGATTTTATTCTAAGATATTTGAACGGGTATACATCTTTGAGCCGATACCCTTTCATTTTTTTTGTCTTGTAAATAACAATCAATCTGATAATGTAATTAAGCTGCAATGTGCTCTTGGCGATGAGAATAAACTAGTCGGAATGCATGATCCTCACAGAAAAAATTTAACATATGAAGTCGATCCTAATACGACAAATGCGATCTTTCCTACAATTACGCTAGATACCCTAAACTTAGATGCATGTGATCTGTTACAGCTAGATGTAGAAGGATATGAATTACAAGCAGTCAGAGGTGCAGTTGAAACTATTAAAAAATATAAACCTGTTATTATTTTAGAAAAACCTGTAGGTAATGTAGAATTAGATATCAATCAGCTGATGCGGGAACTTAATTATAATATGGTTGAAACTACTACTCATGACAACATTTGGATACCTTTGTAATAATTGAAATTGGGAGAATATACTATGTCTAAACAAAAAACAGCTCTTGTATTAGGTGCTGGCGGATTTATCGGCAGTCATATGGTCAAGAGGTTAAAGTCCGAAGGTTATTGGGTCCGTGGCGTCGATATCAAGACACCCGATTTTTCTAAATCTGCTGCAGATGAATTCGTCACACGGGACCTTCGTGATGCTGACTCTGTTCGGCGTGTGTTAGAATTCAGAGGCTATCAAGGCAATTTCTCTGATGCTTTGCCGACGGGAAATATCGATACGTTTGATGAGATATATCAGTTTGCAGCTGATATGGGCGGCGCAGGATATATCTTTTCTGGCGTGAATGATGCACATGTCATGCATAATTCTGCGACTATCAATCTCAATGTCCTTGAATGTCAGATGAATATCAATCAGAAGTACGATGTCAACAAGACTAAGATATTTTATTCTTCTTCTGCTTGCATGTATCCTGAACACAATCAGGAAGATCCTGACAATCCGCTTTGTACAGAAGACTCTGCATATCCTGCTAATCCTGACTCAGAATATGGATGGGAAAAACTATTTTCAGAGCGTCTTTATTTTGCATATAACCGAAACCATAAGATTCCTGTTCGAGTTGCTCGTTTCCATAATATCTTTGGGCCGGAAGGTACGTGGGATGGAGGAAAGGAAAAGGCTCCAGCAGCTATCTGTCGTAAGGTTATCATGTCTAAGGATAATACGATTGAGGTGTGGGGTGATGGCAAGCAGACTCGCTCATTCCTTTACATCGATGAGTGTATCGAAGCAGTTCGTCGTATGATGGAATCAGAGTTCATGGGACCTGTCAACATCGGCTCAGAAGAGATGGTCACTATCAATCGTTTGGTTGAGATCGTTTCTGATGCATCCGGCCGGAACGATCCTATTCGTATCAATCACATTGAAGGTCCTCTAGGTGTGCGAGGTCGTAATTCTGATAACACGCTCATTCGTAAAGAATTAGGCTGGGATTATAAACAGCCGCTTGTTGAAGGTATTGCTAAGACATACGCCTGGATCAAGGATCAGGTAGAAATGAGAGATGGTTCCAATGCGTCATAAGAGAATTATTATTTGGGGATATAAGCCTTATACTAGACATACTCATTCATATATCCATGAGGGGTATTATCGTGCAAGTCGTTCTTTAGGCATTGAGACACATTGGTTAGATGATAAGGATGATTATGATCCTTCATTGTTTGATGATGCGCTCATCATCACAGAACAATGGGTTCCTTTGTTCCTTGCGAAGAACATGCCGCTGTCAATGTCATCAACCTACTTTATTCATTATATGGGAAATCGTCCTGATTGTGGAGAGAATCCAGATGGCGCTTCGATGTATCGTGGCAAAGTTGGTAGATTTTTAGACTTCCGTTATAATGGCGACGGATGGGATGATAAGAATTACAAATATACAATTGATAAAAATAAAGCAGAAAAAATTAGCGAAGGTTCTCGATATGAAAAAGGAACTGATGGTTATGATATTTTCTACTCGACCTTTGCTACTGATTTGCTCCCGAATGAAATCAATCTCTCAGACGTGTATACACCTAAAAAGAAAATTTCATTTTATGCCGGAACTATCAGAGAAGATAATGCATACTTATTTGATCCTTTCATCAAATCATTAGATGAAAAGGGAATCCAATTTGCTTGGAATAACACATGGCAATCGCCATTGACAACACAACAGATCAGACAAGCAATCGCAGAGTCTTATATTGCTGTGGATCTTCGAGGTGAAGTATGGCAAAAGGGAGGATATCTAGCCTGTCGTACATTTAAGAATATAAGCTACGGCGCATTAGGTGTCACCAACTCAAAGGCCTTTGATGACGCTTTTGGTGAAATGGTCGCATATGATGCGGATCCTGCTAACTTAGTAGCAAAAGCCATTCCTAAATTAGAAAATTATAAATTGATACAACAATCAATGGAATATGTAAAGAAGCATCATACGTATGTTAATAGAGTCAACGATTTTGTAAAGGTGGCAAATGATTATGTCTGAATATGAAAAAAATGCTAATGGCGATGAACTAGGTGTATTCTTTATCTGTTTTAAAGAGAGAATTGCTATCGAGAACTTCTTTGAAGTATTCAGAGGAGTATATCCTACTGCTCCTGTCTACTTGTCTTCTGATGGGGGACACGACTATAAATATCTCGAAGAGAAGTATGATAACATCATGTGTGTCCTTGATGAAGAGAAAACAGTCGGTGTGACTGCTCATATCGAGAAGATGATCAAAAGCGGAGATTATGATATTGTCAATCTATTCATGGCATCTATCGAGTTCTTGAAACGAGTCAAGTTAGCATTCGATTATTGCAAAACTGATTACATGCTTTTAGCAGAACCTGATGTTCTTGTTCGTGCTAAGATGACGATGCCTACGGTTGATTGTGTCGGTCCTAAGCCAAATCCGATGCCTGGCCATATCCAGCAATACATTATCGATAATGGTGGCATCAACAACGTTGCTTGGGGCGCTGTTGCGGGTATTATTAAGAGAGAATCTTTTATGAAGATCTATAATAATATCATCAACAATCAGCACAAGATGTTGCAATATCTTTATATGGATCCGCGGATGGCTTGTTATGACTATCTGTTTTGCTTCTTGCTCTCTATTCATGGATTGAGATATGATCCTAATCCTGAGTTAACAGAGTGCGGGAGAAACCCTGATTGGAAGCTTTCTAGCCACCCTCTTCTTCATCAATATATGGAGAAGTATTCTAAAGATGGAGACAATTATAATAAACATTTTGATCATGATGGCGAATCAGTAAAACCGTGGTGTTGAAATGAGTAAAAATGTTTTGATTACAGGTGGTGCAGGTTTTATTGCTCACCACCTGATAAACCATATACTCAACAATACAGATTGGAATGTTGTTAGCCTTGATCGTTTAGATTTCTCTGGCAATCTGAACAGGCTACATGACCTCATCAAAGACAATCCAAACAAGCACAGACTTAAGATCGTATATCATGATCTTAAGGCAGCTATTACTCCTCTTACTGCTACTCGTATTGGCGCCCCTGATATTATTCTTCATCTGGCCGCTGGTAGTCATGTCGATAGGTCTATCGATTATCCCATGGAGTTTGTCCTTGATAATGTTGTTGGGACTTGTAACATTCTTGATTTCGCTCGTGGATGCAATGGTTCCTTAGAGAAGTTTATTTACTTCTCGACAGACGAGGTATTTGGACCAGCTCCTCCTGGTGTTGACTATGATGAGTATGATCGTTATAATAGCACAAATCCTTATTCTGCAACAAAAGCCGGCGGCGAAGAGTTAGCTGTTGCATATCGTAACACATATAGACTTCCTATTATAATAACTCATACGATGAATGTGTTTGGTGAGCGTCAGCATCCAGAGAAGTTTATTCCTTTGTGTATTAAAAAGATCAGAGATGGCGAGACTGTCACCATTCACAGCGATCCTTCCAAGACAATTCCCGGAAGCAGACATTACATTCATGCTGTAGATGTTGCAGAAGCTATTATGTTTATATTAGATAACGTGGATGATAAACAATATTCTATGATTCCAAAGCTCAACATCGTGGGTAAACAAGAAATAAATAATCTAGAGTTAGCACATATTATTGCTAATGCTCAGGGTAAAGAGTTAAAATATGTCATGTTAGATTTTCACTCTGCCAGGCCCGGACATGAT